ACTCCATGGTCCACAACCGCCCAGTCAAAGAGGGAGACCGATGAGCCGCTCCGCCTACCAGTTCCCAGTCGAGGCCCTCGTTGAGCGTCTCGGAGATCGGGACGACCACACGGCGGCCGAGATCCTCGGCGTGTCCCTACATACGCTTCGGCGTTGGAAGTATTCGGGCGGCCTCGAGCTCTGCCATTGGCAGGCCGACCGCTACGCCTGCCGACTCGGCTACCACCCCTCAAGCGTGTGGGGCCAGAAGTGGTGGAGCGAATGAAGCTCAAGGTCGGGAGCCTGTTCTCTGGCATCGGAGGCCTCGACCTCGGCCTCGAGCGCGCTGGGATGGAAGTGGTGTGGCAGTCGGAAATAGACCCCTACGCCGTACGCGTACTCAAGAAACATTGGCCGGAGGTGCCGAACTATGGAGACATCAAGCTCATCAACTGGGAAGAGGTCGAGCCAATTGACGTCCTCTGTGGTGGTTACCCTTGCCAACCTTTCAGTACGGCTGGCCGACGGCGTGGTGAAGAAGATCCGCGCCACTTGTGGCCGTGGGTACGAGACGCCATTAGCGCGCTACGACCCCGCTACGCCGTGTTGGAGAATGTTCGAGGGCATCTCTCGCTTGGAGGGACCTCTGTCATTGGCGAGCTTGCCTCCATCGGGTATGACGCGGAGTGGCGTGTTGTTTCCGCGGCCTCCGTGGGAGCCCATCACCGACGAGACCGACTCATCATCGTGGCCTACCCCGACGGCGAACGACGCGAAGAACGCCAGCCTGCCACCTTCTCAACGGAACAGGGGTTCGATCGTCGGGGCGGTAATGCGGGCGACATGGCCGACTCCGACGACTCAAGAGGTCGAGCACCCGGACGCGACGTGGAAGGTCACTCAAGGCGGTCGGGTGTACCGCATGAGCAAGGACGGAACGCGGGAAGTCCGGAAGATGGGCCTTGCGGATGCGGTCCAGCATTGGCCGACCCCGACGGCGGTCGTTCGACCGATGGAGGGAAACGTCAGGCTCTACCGAGCGAAGATAGAAGCCGGCGAGATGACCGAGGAGGAGGCCGAGGCGATACTCGGGAAGAGTGTGAGGGAGCCTCAAGGGAAGCTCGGACCGTGGTGGCCAACCCCGACGGCGTCGGACTCGTGGAGCGATGGCCTGAAGTCTTCCCAAGTGAAGCCGGGGTCTCGGCATTCGCTCACATTGGGCAAGGACGTCCAGTTGTGGCCGACGATGAGCGCCAACGGCATGGGGAACACCGGCAGCCAGCAGATTATCCAGCGCCAAGTGGAAGCAGGCAAGGTGACCGAGGACGAGAAGAGGGCCATGACGGCTGGCAATGGTGGGCGACTGAACCCGACGTGGGTCGAGTGGCTCATGGGGTTCCCGCTCGGGTGGACAGACTTAGAGGCCTCGGGAACGCCGTCGTCCCCCAAGTCGCCGAAGTCATCGGGCGCCTAGTGGTCGCCCACCATGAGAGGAGCCAAGGGTGCCGCCGATGAAGTCCGCCCCCGAGGCCATCTTCCAAGACCAAGTCGTCCGCATGGCTCGAGGCCAAGGCTGGCTCGTGTTCCACCCCGCCCCCTTCCAGGTCCGCCCAGGAGTGTGGCGATCCGACGGTAAGGGCTTCCCCGACCTCGTGCTCATCCACCCAGGAGGGCGCGGGATCATCTTCGCGGAGCTCAAGGCCGAGGGAGGCAAGCTCTCCGAGGAGCAGGTCCGATGGGGAGAGTCCATCGTCAAGAGCGGCGGCGAGTACTACCTCTGGCGCCCGAAGGACATCCAGAGCATCGCCCTCCGCCTAACCCAGACTTACCGCGCGTACTGGGAGGCAACCTTCGCCGGCCCCGATCGAGACACAGAGGAGCCCTAAGGTGCCGACCACGAGACATACGGCTAGGACGTGCGAGCGTGTTCGTTCATGGGCTCCCATAGTCTCGAGGGAGTCGCGGACGGCGTCCTAGCCTGATCGCACAACCGAGAACCGCAAGCCGACGTAGGGGTTCGCTCTCTGCTCGTAGAACATCCGGGAACGGAGGTAGGCCCGCCATGCCCTGTGTCGACTGGGAAGGTGGGAGCGGCGTCACGGAACGACAGAAACCGAAGAGCGTGGAGGTCCCTAGCAAGGAGCACGGCAGCGCGAGGTGAAAGACCTCAAAGTGTGGGGGGATGCTACGAGTACTCTCACCGGAACAAGAGCCGCGAGCCCGAAGGGCGAAGCGGAACCCAAGGGCGAAGCCCGCGGGAGAGCCACGGAAGGGGCCGAACATGACCCGCAAGATGAGCGCCGAATACAAGCGCAACCGAGCCATCCTCCTCGCCGGCTCCCCCACCTGCCACTGGTGCTCCTCGCCGGCCACCGAAGCCGACCACCTCATTCCCTACGACGTCAACCCAGACGACTCACTCGAGGCCATGGTCCCAGCCTGCCGCTCCTGTAACGCCTCCCGCGGAGCCACCTACGGCAACCACGAGCGCCACAAGCAGCACCAAGCCCGCCGCGCCGTCCACCTGGCACACTCCCAGCTCGAGGACGAGGCCTTCTTTGAGGGACACCTCACACCCCGAGGAGCCTCAGGGGGGAAGATTTCCCCGAAGGGGTCTGGGTCGTCCCGGTCCGAGTCGAAGGGCTCCGAAGATGGGGCGGATTACTCGGAGATCGGGCGGACTCTTCCGAGGCTCGAGACTCCGGTCGCCGGCGATGAGACTCTTGGGCCGATGGTGGCCGACTGGGCGGAGAAGTTCCTCGGCTATGAGCTGCTTCCGTGGCAGAGGCACGTCGCGGATCAGATGCTTGCCATGAAGGGGGGCCGGTTCCTCCACCGTCGAGCGGTGCTTGGCGTGGCTCGTCAGAACGGCAAGACCTGGCTCCTGAAGCCGATGATCGGGGCGGCGCTCACGACGATCGCCCAGCTCCGCGGGAAGCCCCAGCAGGTCGTGAACACGGCGCACGAGCTGTCCCTCGCGGCGATGCTCTTCGAGGACCTCGCGCCCATCCTCGTGGAGCTGTTCGGCGCCGAGGCCAAGTTCGGCTACGGCCGCCAAAATCTGAAGATGCCCGACGGCTCCCGCTGGTGGGTCAAGTCCGCCCAGCCCAACTCCCCCCACGGTCTCTCCCTCGACTGGGTCTTCGTCGACGAGGCGTGGAACGTGAAGCAGGACACGATCACCCACGGCTTCGAGAAGACCATGCGAGCCCGCCCCGACCCGATCCTCATCGCCGTTTCGACCGCCGGCACCGAATCCTCGGACTGGCTCAAGGCCCAGAGGGACGCCGCCATCCGGCAGATCGACGACGAGGTCGCCGGCCCCGTCTACTTCGCCGAATACTCCCCGCCGCCTGGGCAGGACTACCGCGAAGAGCGCTGGTTCGGATGGGCCAACCCGAGCCTCGGCGAGACGATCACCTACGAGACCCTCAAGGCCGAGAACGAGGACGACTCCGACCGGGCCGCCTTCCTCCGCGGCTCCCTGAACCTCTGGGTCGCCACCGAGCAGGGCTGGCTCAACCCCGGCACCTGGGACACCCTCCAGACCGATGAGCCGATGCCAGGGGGCGGCGTCCTCGCCGTCGACTCCTCCTTCGAGGGGGAGCGCTACTACGGCCTCCGCGCCGCGCTCGACGACAAGGACCACGCCCACGTCGACGTCGCCTTCATCGCCGACTCCCTTCCCGACTGTATGGACCGGATCGCCGGCCTCATGGACGAGCATCGCGACATGAAGCTCGCCATCACCCCCAGCATCGAGGGCCACCTGCCCGAGAAGTACAAGCCCCGGAAGGTCGTCGTCGGCTACGGCGAGCTTCTCAAGTGGACCGGCCTAGTCCGGGCGCTCATCGCCGGCGAGGGCCGCGTGAAGCATCGGGGCGACAACCTTCTCGCGGAGCACGTCGCTCGGGCGGTCGCCGTGAAGCAGGCCCAGGCCGTGGTCCTCTCGTCGAAGCGTTCCCCCGGGGAGATCACCTTGGCCCGGCTCCTCGTGTTCGCCGTGGCGATGGTCTCGAAGCCGGCGAGGAGGACTCGAGGGGCCGCCGCAATAAGTCGCCCCCGCTAGTAGAAGTGTGTCCACCTGCTTGCTACAGTTAGCGGTGGATGCCCCTCTTCCGTCGTACCTCCCGCCCCGCCGCCGCTGTCCGTCCCCTCTCGGCGGCCGCTGGCCGTGCCATCGGCAACTATCAGATCTACGGCGGATCGGTTGCGCGCCTCCGCGCCCTCCAGATCCCTACCATCTCGAGGGCGCGAGATCTCATCACTAGCCTCGTGTCGAGCCTCCCGCTCCGCGAGTACGCCCGGACGTGGGAGGTCGACGAGTGGGTCGAGCGCGAGGTTCCCGGTTCGCCGTGGCTCTTCCGCCCCGACCCGGCCGTCTCCCGCCAGTTCTTCCTCGCCAACGTCGCCGACGATCTCTTCTTCCACGGCAAGGCCTACGCCGCGATCACCTCGCGCTACGCCCCGACCGGAGGCTCCGCCGTCGGCTTCCCCGCGTCGTTCACCTGGCTCCCCGCCGCCGACATCACCACCGAGAATGACGACATGGGCCAAGTGTTCGGGCCGGCGAAGGACATCTACTTCAACGGCGAGCTCCTCGAGCCCGAGAACGTCGTCCAGTTCCTCGGCGCGACGCCTGGCATCCTCTGGACCGCGCGGCGCATCATCGCCATCGCGGAGCGCCTCGACCAGTCCTCGCTCCGCTTCGCCCGCAACGAGATCCCGGCCGGCTACCTCCAGCAGACTCCCGGCACCGAGCCGATGAACGGCGAGGAGCTCCAGGAGCTCGTCGACGTATGGACGACGCTCCGCTCGGGCGACGGCGGCGCCATTGGCGCGCTCAACAACTCCGTCTCCTGGCATGAGTTCGACGCCGACCCCTCGAAGCTCCAGCTCGTCGAGGCTCGCCGGCACACCATGACCGAGCTCGCCAACGCTTGCGGGATTCCCCAGTTCCTCGTCGGCGCCGACGCCGGGACCTCCATGACCTACACCAACGCCCAGGAGTCCCAGGTCGTGCTCTACCGCTACGCCGCGCTCCCCATCATCCGCGCCATCGAGGAGACCCTCTCTGGCGACAAGATCATTCCCCGCGGGCGAATCATCAAGCTCGACGTTTCCGAGCTCGAGCATCGCCCCATGGAACCCACGCCCAGCACCGAGGAGGCCCCCGCGTGAAACTCAACCTTTCCCAGTCCCTCACGCTCGTCGAGGCCGCCGAAGGCGAAGCCCCGAAGCGTCAGATCGCCGGCGTCGCCGTCCCCTGGAACGTCGAGGCCGTCGTCTCCGACGGCACCCGAACCAAGTTTCTCCCAGGCTCCATTCCCACCGATGGACCCAAGCCCAAGCTCGCGCTCGATCACGACCTCGGCAAGATCGCCGGCATCGTCGAGGCACTCGAGGACACGGGCGAGGAGCTTCGCTTCACCGCGAAGGTCGCCGCTACGACCCTGGGAGACGACACGCTCGAGCTCGCCGCCATCGGCGCCTATGACCAAGTTTCGGTCGGCGTCGAGGCGACGGACTTCGAGTGGCAAGGCCAGACCCTCATCGTGAAGGCCGCCACCCTCCGCGAACTCTCCCTCGTGCCATACGGCGCGTACGGCGAGCGCGCCTACATCTCCTCCGTCGCCGCTTCGGCGCCCGACGAGGAGCCCACCCCCCCAACCCCCACAGAAGGAGAATCCGAAGTGGAATCCACCCCCGAAGTGGTCGAGGCCGCGGCTCCCGCCGTCGTTCCGACCGTCATCCATGCGGCGCCCAAGAAGGCCCGCCAGATTAGCGCCGCCGAGTACATCTCGGCCGTCGCCACCGGCAACACCCGAATCCTCGAGGCCGTCGCGGCCGAAGGCGTCGTCGCGGACATCCCCGGCGTCGTTCCCGAGAACCTGGTCGGCGGAGTCTGGGACTCCCTCAACGACCGCCGCCCGCTCGTGACCGCCCTCGGCACCCTCGCGATGCCCCAGGCCGGCGAGACGTTCTACCGTCGCAAGATCACCGCTCACACCGACGTCGACGTCCAGGCGGCGGAGTTCGACGAGCTGGCCTCGGCCAAGCTCGAGATCGAGCGCGTCCAGGTGGACAAGGTGACCCTCGGCGGCTACGTCGACCTGTCCAACCAGTCCATCGACTTCTCGGACGTCAACATGGTCGCCCTCACCCTCCAGGACCTCGGCCGCGTGTACGCCAAGGCCACCGAGTCGGCCTCTTGCGCCGCGCTCATCTCCGGCGCGACCGTGACCGACTCGATCGTCGACTGGACCGACGGCGATGAGCTGCTCGACAAGCTCTTCGACGCTTCCGAGACGATCGACGCCGCCATCGACGAGCTCCCGACCCACATCCTCCTGGGCGCGGACCGCTGGGCGCAGCTGGGCAAGGCCAAGCTCGCCAACGGCGACCGCCTCTTCACCCAGGTCGGCCCGTCCAACGTGGCCGGCACGATGAGCCCCTCGAACTTCGTCGTGACGGGCCTCGGCCTCCGCGTCGTGGTGTCCAACAAGTTCGCCGCCGAGTCCTTCGTGGTCGGCGCGCCGAGCATGGGCATCGAGCTCTACGAGGACCGCCGCGGCGCCCTCCGCGTCGAGCAGCCGGCGACCCTGTCGACCCGCCTCGCGTGGTACGGCTACTTCGCGGCCAAGGTCCTCGAGGCCGGCGCCTTCGTCAAGTTCGTCAACGACTGACCCCGCTGGAGCGCGTGAGTGTCCGCCCCCACTTTTCCCATCTCCCTGGTGAAGGAAGTCTCGGCCATCTCGGCCGTGGCCGGGGTGTGGACGCTCACGCTCTCCAATGTCGACGGCATCATCGTCGGCTCCAAGGGCTCCGTCGGTGGCTTCACCAACAACCAATGGAACCGACCGACCCTGACTGTCACGACCGTCAACACGACGACCAAGAAGATCACCTTCTCCCACGCGA